TAGATGACGTTGCTAAGTACATGAAACAATGGGGACTAACTCCTAATCATGATACCGTGAAGTTACATCAAGAACTATCAAGCACAAGTTGCCCTAGACGCTCCGTAGAAGCTCACGGTGGCACGGTAGATAGTTGTCGCTCATACTTTATCGCAGAACTAAACAAACGCCTTACAGGACAAACTGGAGGCAATAACAACAACACAACAGAAAGCGGAGAAATTGAAATGTTTCTAATTAATTGTAAAGACACTGGAAATTGGTATGTATGTAACGGAGTTTCAGCACGACATATTAAAACAACTCGTATGCTTGGAGGTTTCCAAGGTAAATTTGGAGTAATCAAGTTACCAGAAACCATTATGTATCAAGACGAATTTGAAGCAGAGTATGGAAAAGTAGACTAATAAAAAAAGACAGCTTTATAGCTGTTTTTCTTTTGTAATTGAAGATATCCTACTTTCTATTTTTTAATTTACTATTTTACCAAGTCGCCCAAGCTGAACCACCTGAACCTTGATATATACTTACAGCTTTATCTAGATAAGCCTGTGGACTTAAATTAGATACTTGCCCATGTACGCTTTGATTAATCTGTAATAGTCCCCAGCACCCAATAGGGTTTTCAACATAAGGGTTACCGCTAGATTCCTTGTAAATAACATCAAGCCATTTACTAGCGCCTACTCCTGTCTTACTTGCTAGGTATTCACTAGCCTGTTCAGGACTTACGTTAGACCAATCCGTTCCAATGTTGCCATTAGTTGCTGTATTTGACATAACTTCCTGCTCCCTTTCGGCTTCAAGTTGTTCTCTTTCGATTCTGTCAGCTTCGGCTCGTTGTTCTTCAAGTGCTTTCTCCTTAGATTGCCTTATATGCTCATATTTTGCTTTCTCTTGCGTTTTAAACTCTTGTTCATATAATTGTGCCACAATATCATTAAAGCCCTTATCCGCCCTTTTATGAGCTTGTTGAATCAGCACTATACTTCTAGTTGTGTCATCTGTTAAAATAAAGATAATTACTCTCCTTTTTGTGCTTCAATTGCTTACCTGATTAACAGCTTCAATAATATTATTGCCAGCATTTATTAGAATTTCATCACTTACAATTACATTCTTTCTTGAAAATAGTTCGTTCTCAATCTTCATAAAGTGCATTGCTTTAGCTAAAAATTGAGCAGACGATTCATAATAGATTGCTCCTAGTTCATCATCTGACAGCTGTGTTAAGTCATCGTTAGCAAAAGTTGTGAGTTTTCGCTTAATCTCTTTACCATTGTCATCTTCTTCTACGTAAAAACGTTTCATCTATTCATACCTCTAATTTCAAATTTTTCAATAACATAACGTTTAGAGCCAAGCTCAAAGCTGACTAGATAATTATTGAAGTTGTCCTGTTTGTTCAAGTCATTAGCAATCTTTCTGGCTGTTTGCTGTGGATATTTTGACCTATTTATTTTACTTGTATAATTGTGTAGTATTATCTCATTGCCTCCCTTTGCATTTTACGCTTCAATCGTTGTTCATACAGATATTCTTTGCTTGGCTTTAAGCTATATAACAACTCATCTAGTAAGTCCATAGCCTCTCCGCCTGTTCCTGAATTATTCATCTTTTTGAGTGTAAGCTCGTGCATTTCATCATCATTAAAAAACATAGCAAGATAGGGAATGCTACGGTATTAGGTAGGCTCAAGCGTGATTTAGTTGTATGTAGTTTAGCGTATTTACCTATTTCAGCTTTAATTTTTAACTCAAGCTGGTTCATTCCGATACCTTGCTCTTTTAGTTCTTTAGTAATTCTGTTGTATAATTCTTCATTTGTCATTATGCTATAACCTCAATTATTTCTGTATGCTTTTTAACTTCATATCTTTGTTCTTCTGGAAGCAATTCATTCCATTTTAAAGCCTCTTTTTTGTCATAAAACTTACGTGTTTTAATTTCTTTTTCCAATATCCAAGATACTGTGTAGTATGTGAACTCATCTTTCATTATCCAATTACTCCTGTCTTTATGTTTAATCTTTGTTGACTTGATAAATGATACAAGTTACACCACTTACAATGATAAGCTCTAACTGGTATCTTATCAGCTTTCTTTTTGTTATGCTGGGCATTTACTATTGAATATAAAGCGCCCATTTTTGTGTATTTGCGTTTTTTACACATATTATTCACTAGCTTTCTTAATCATTGCTTGCTTATAAGCTACAATCGTTCCTTCAAACATAGCACTTTGGATTTCTCCTTGTTTAATAAACCCTTTTTGTTCTAATTGAATTACTTGTTTTGTTAATCCTTTTAATGTAAATGCTGTTGCTACTTTAATTTTGTCCTTAGGTTTTCTGTTAAATAATTTCATTTGTTTTTTCACCAAAACTTTCTATTTTCATGTCTTCGTAATTAATTATCAAAAACACTCCATTCATTTATCGTAAATAATTCAAAGCCATTTAGCTTACTTTGTTTTTCAATTTCTACTTGGTTTCTATCTAGGTCTGTCAGCAGTTCAATTACAGGCATACCGTTGTCAAGCCACCTGATGACTGTATTAGCTTTAAGTCCGAAATACTTAGCACATTGAGCCTTACAACTAAAGTGTAGCTCTTCTTCCGTTGTAGGGTTATAAGCTACGACCTTTATAGCTTTTTGCATTGCCACTGTTTAAGCTCCTTTCTATAAAACAATATTATCAAAATACTTTATATTTGTCAAACACAAACTTTAGATCTCTTCAATAAATTCCAAGTATCTTTCATCAATCGCTTTTATCTCTTCTTTCGTGAACTCTGATTTAAAGTTATTCCTCTCTTCTTTAAACCCTAGGAAGAGAAATTTTTCCCCTAACTCATTTTTGAAAGAATTCAAATATCCTTTTTTGTTGTTCATTAATTTAACGTTGTATTTTTCCATTTCGTTCTCCTTTATTTCTATACCACTAATTGTATCAAAAAAAGCTAATGCTGTCAAACATTAACTTTAATTTTTTTAATTAATTGATGTATATAACTCTCTTCGTGGAACCCTCTGACGTTTCCTATTAATTCATATACTTTCAAAGTCAAATCACTATATTCTTCACTATGACATTCAAGATCGGCTATCACTTTTTTAACTCCTTTGATATCGATCTCTTTATTCAACAGTTCCTCAACAATATCAACATTATTATAAATATAATAACCGTGGAATCCTATTGTTGATTCTAATACTTGTTCTAATTGTGCGTTCATTGTTTTTCTCTCTTTCTTAACTCTATGTATTGATTATATCAAAAAAAGTCAATGCTGTCAAACATTAACTTTGTTTTTAATTATTTTATTCCTTCCCAGCGTTCAAAATCATCAGCAAGTTCTTGTATAAAGCCCATAATGTCGTCAGTAGTGTACTCTGTAAGTTCATTCTCGTTACTTAAGTTAGCAAGTTCTTTGGCATAGTCTAAAGCCTTATTGTGGTCCTTGTCGTAGCTTTCACCCTCTTTCTTGCCTGCTCTTACTAGATACTTCAATACCTGCATTGTATACCAGCCCACAAGCTCTTCATAGTTAAAATTATGTTTCAAGTATTCGTTAAGTTCCACGCCGTATTCATTGGCATAGTGCTTATTTGTACCGTAATTCATTAGATGATTCCTCCAAGCCATGTAATAGTCAAAATTGCAATCATAGCCAGCCATGCAATAGCGATAAGTGTAAATCCGACACCTACAACTATCATTAAAGTTTTTAATGTATCTTTCATTTTGTTCTCCTTAATTTGATTGTCTGTATTTTTCCATTACTTTAGGGTATTTACTGACAAATTGCAACTGT